CCGTCACAGTCCGGGAATAACTTAACCAGCCTCTTCCCGTTGGTCGCATTAAGAATCAACGGAAGCGACGTGTAGGGGTTCTGCGCAAAATGTGCAACCCATACGCCGTTCTCCGTCCTACCATTGATCATTTCGCTCTCCTTGTATTCAATACGAGCAATGATAATTCTCTCGATGTCCTTCCCACCAGGATGCAATTAAAACCTGAGCTTGCTCTGATTCTTTAGCCCATGGCAAGCCAGTCGTCCCCAAAACCAAGCCCATCACCCAGCCCACTGTCCAATCCGGGATTGACAGGCCAGCCGGCCTATGCTATAATCCAATCAATGCAAACAATAAAGGAGGTAGCATTTATGTCAGATATTGCAACAAGAGGGCGGCGGGGTACGGTGCTGGACCTGGAATACTTGGGGGAGGTAACCCTGGATGATATTGCTGAGCGCCAGGCTGGGCTTCCCAAGCATATTGCTCAGAGTCAAACCCCAAGCCTGAGCCGAATCCGAGGAATCCACCATGAGCTCGCGAAGCTCCTGGCAAGTGGACTCACCGAGACCGAAGTGGCCGCAGCAACAGGGTATTCCTTGAGCCGGATTAGTATCCTGAAAAATGACTCTGCTTTTAAGAGCCTGCTTGATTATTATACCAAGGCCGGCCAGGAAGCATTTGTGGATATTAAAAAACAACTGGCCTTGCTCTCAAGTGATATCCTAGGGGAAATCCAAGATCGGCTTGAACAAAAGCCGGAGAGTTTCAGTCCGGGTGCTCTAGCAGAGCTCGCAAAGCTTGCCCTGGACCGCTCAGGCTTCGCCCCAGTCACCAAATCCGTGGCAATAACCGCAAGTGCAACAGACCTGGCTGCAATCAAGGCCAAAGCAAAGGAATCTCAAAATGAAACCGTTACCATTCTTGAACAGTTGCCATCAGGTCCAGGGACTGACTAAAGCTTGGCTTGTGGAATCTGGGAAGGAGCCTTGGGGAGGTCGGGAGAAGCTAAGTGGATCCAAGGCAGCAGGGAAGGCTTATGAGCGGAAGCTGGTGAGAAGTCTGCTAGGGCGGGCTCTTCCCAAAGGCATGCTCCTGCTCTACAATCGTTGGATTGAATTCTGGGATTCCTCCGGGCACCATTTTGCCCAACCAGATATCCTGCTCACTACGCCGGACTTGGTGATTTGCCTGGAGTGCAAGCTCACCCAGACCCCATTTGCATTTGACCAGCTCTGGTATCTCTACAAGCCACTCCTGGAGAAACTTTGGCCGACGAGGAAGATCTATTTGGCCCAAGTGTGCAAGACACTCCGGGTGAGCCCGGGCCCTGGTCTCTGCTATTCCGTAGAGGACATCCTGGACTTCCCCTTGGACTCGGAAACCACACCCTGCCTACCAACCATTCATTGCCTAGGAGACCTAGAATATGTTTCAAGCTAATCAACCCTTGAGCCCCTCAGAGCGGGAAGCCTTGCTAATTCAGTTCTATAATGATCCAGTGGATTTCATGCAGACCTGCCTGGATCGCTGGTTCTATGAGCCGATGAGCTGGGTGCACCGGGGGTTTATTGCACTGATTACCAAGAAAACCAGGTTTTTGTCTAAGTATGGAGATCTGGATAAAATCCTCAAAGGGTTTGTTTATAGAAAAATAGACCCTTGGAATGAATCTGAGGAGACTTTTCCTATATTCCAGTGGGGAGATGAGAGTAAAACTTGGCTCACATTTGCTGCAACTCGGTTCTTGGAAATTATGATGCCGCGTGGAATAGGGAAAACTACCCTCACTGAGGGCTGCTGTGTGTGGCTGGGCTGCTTTAAGGAGAAGAATTTCCCTATGCTCATTGGTGAAACTGCCACGCATGCGGAGAATATCCAGAGGAACATCCGGAATGAATTTGAAGTGAATGAGAAAATCAAGCTTATCTTTGGGGATCTCTCCGGGAAATCAAGCCCTAATCATAGCTGGAATGACCAGCAATTTGAGCTCTTGAATGGCTTTGCCATGGCCTGCACAGGGCGAGGTGGTCAGGTTCGTGGTAGGAATATCAAAGGCCAACGGCCGGATTTGATTATCCTGGATGACGTGGAGGATAAGGAGAGTGTTTCCACGCAGGAGCAGCTCAGGAAGACCCGGGAATGGTTCTCAGGCGACGTGCTCCCGGCAATGGGAGAGATTGGAAGCAAGGGAGATATTATTCTCTGTGGGACCTTGTTGAGCAATGAAGCCCTATTGGTGACCTTGGGCAAGGATCCTAGTTTCACCACAGTTGTTTTTGGTGCTCTAGATCCAAGTGGAGCTCCTCTATTCTCTGCTTATATGACTCCGGAAAAGCTGGAGGTGAAAAAAGGCTTCTATGAGCGCATGGGGCAGTTGGATATTTTCTACCTGGAATACTTCAATCGGATTAGTGATGAATCTACTCGGGCCTTGAAAACAAGCTATATTCAATATGGGCTGCCGCAAGGGCAGCTTTTGGCACTAGCTCTTGCTGTTGACCCGGCTATTAGTAAGAAAAAAGAGGCGGATGATACGGCATTTGGTCTGGTTGGCTTGTATCCAGGTTGTCATTTAGGGATTCTTCAGGTGGAGGGATTTAAAGGAATGACTCCGCAGGAGACAATTCTCCATCTGTGGACAATGAGAAAACAGGTTCTGGCTGGGCTTCCAAAAGACCCGGAGGGAGCACCTTGTATTCCAGTGCTAGTTGGGATTGAATCTGTGGCGTATCAGGAGGCCTTATTTGATCTCCTGAGGGAAAAGCAAGCACTGGAAGAGGACTGGTTTCAGGTGGAGAAAATAAAATTCAACACTGAGAAAAAGGCCAGGATTCTGGGTACCCTGGAGCCCAGGTACAAAGCAGGCCTCCTGCATCATCAAAAGCAATTCGGAGTCTATGAGAGCCAGATGAAGGATTTCCCCAAGGGTCATGATGACCAGCTGGATGTAGTGTCCATGGCGATTCATCTACTGGGGCCATTGATTCAATCGACTGCTTCGGTTGGGATTGACAGTCAGGAGGAAGACATATATACTGATTATGATACACCAATTTGTTCTGGAGGACTGTAAGAAATGGAAGAGAAAAAAGGAAGTGGTTTTCCACTGGATGATTTGCTTGACTCAGTGGATGGGATGGAGACAAAAGTTCCTGATGATGATTGGGAAAAGGAACGGCAGGAACGGCAGAGGAAACAGGCAGAGCTCTTGGCTAGAGCTATTCGAGCTGCAGATATGAGCAGCGACTCTGCTGTTGCGGAGACTATTTGTAAGTTCAACAAGTTGGCAGATTTGATGAAAGGATACTAGAAGATGGCAGGACAAAATATGGCTGGTGCAATGCAGCCGATTCAACCTATGCAGGATTTAAGAGGAAATGCAGCTATTAATGACATCATTGGAGCTCTGAATCCACAGGAAATGGCCTTGCTGGCTCAAGGGCAGGATCCTTTTGGTGGAGACCAGGGTATGCTTGGTGGACAGCCTGGAATGCCAGCAGCGGCACCGGGGAATGCTCAGGTGCAAGCGCTGCAAGCACAGCAAGTGGTGGAGAATCTCTACAATGCACTTGCTGGAATCAATCCGACTGATGAAACCAGTGCACTAGCTGCTAGTTCTATCCAAACTGCAATTGATGCACTTACTGGAGGGCTGCAGAAATGACCCCAGAGGAGCTGAAAGGAAAGATAGCTCCGGATAGTCCTGAACATAAACGGCTCTTGAGTAAGTTCCTTGGTATGCTGAAGCTCTCCGAGGACAAGATGAAACAGTTCTATAATAGGTGGAACTATCGAGAGCTGCAATACCAGGCTTATGTGCCGGTACAGGACTGGGAGAATATCTATAAAGAGGCCAAGGAGCAGAGTCCAAAGCAGACTGTGCAGAAGTTGTTGCCTACGCTAGTAGTGCCCTATTCGTTTTCCACGATTAGGACTATTGTTACTTATCTAACCACTGTATTCTTGGCCCGGAAGCCTATTTTCACCGTAGGAGCCAATTCTAAGGAATGGATTGAGGCGGCACGGACTATGGAGCAGCTCCTGCAATATAATGCTGAGCACTCTAAATTTGTCATGCACTGCACACAATGGCTGTATAATGGAGAAATCTATGGGCTTGGAGTCTTGCGAACCCAATTTGAGAATCAAAGAAAACGCAGGACAAAAGCTGTGCCGAATCCGCTGGATCCCACAGGGGCTCCACTGAAGACCTCTGTGGAGGAGCTGGTCTATCAAGGCAACACTGTTGAAAACATCGACCCGTTCTTGTTCTTCCCGGATCCTAGGGTTCCCATGATGCAGGTTGCAAAGAAAGGGGAGTTTGTTTTCTGGAGACAGTTTGTAGGGAAATTCACCCTGCAGAAAAGCGGGGAATTTATGCACCTGGATAAAATTGGCACGATGACCAGGGATGGGGAGACACAGAGCCTCCGGAATCTCCGAGCGGAGGGGAATTCTTTGACCACTGGCATAGATGATCCGCTCCTTGGAAACCAGGATACAAGTCAGTTTGTTCAGGTAGATGAAGGAACCGTAGAGCTGATTCCAAGTGAATTTGGCCTGGGGGATTCTGATATTCCAGAGAAATTCCTGGTCACCATTGCTAATAAAAAACAAATCATCCGGCTGGAGCCTTTTGGGGCAGACCATGATATGCATCCGGTGGCAGTGATTGAACCTTATGGCTTGGGTGGATTTGGGAATCTTGGAATTAGTGATTACCTGGCCCCGATTCAGGATATGATCTCCTGGTTGCTCAATAGTCATATTCAGAATGTTAAAGGAGCTCTGAATAACTCCTTTATCTATGACCCGAGTATGATTAATGAAAAGGACCTCCTTAGTGATAGTCCTAATAAATGCATTCGAGTCAGGCCGAAGGCATATGGCGTGGATGTCTCGATGTATTTCAAGCAGCTTCAGGTAGTGGATTCTACCTCAGGTCATGTCAATGATATGTCCACCTTGACTAGAATTGGGGATTCCCTGAGTGCCGTGAATGAGAACTACAGGGGGCTCCAGGACTCCGGTGGCCGGAAGACTGCCACGGAGATCCGGGCTACTGTTGAAGCTGCTACTTCTCGCTTGGCCAGCCATGCCCAATACATCAGTGCTACCGGAATGCAGGATCTGGTCACTCAGTGGAGCTTGAATAATCAGCAGTATCTGAGCAGGGAATTCGAGATGCAGGTCCTGGGTGAGGACGGAGCAATGAATTCTGTTATTATTAGCCCAGAGGCCATTAATGGAGACTTCTACTTCCCGATTCATGACGGAAATCTACCGCTTGACAAGGTGGCCTTGTTTGACATTTGGCAACAGGTGCTGCAATTTGTTCAAGGAGATCCTGAGATGCGACAAGCTTATTCCTTGCCAAGGATCTTTGATTTTGTCGCTAAGCTAGGTGGCGCAACTAATATTGATAATTTCAAGGTTCAGGCCATGCCACAGGAGCAGATTCAAGCCCAGGTGGCATCTGGACAATTAATTCCGGCAGGGCCGATTGGCGGAGCACTGCCAAGTGGAGGAACAATGAATGATTTATCCCAGCTGTTTTAAGCTCAAGAAGCTCCTGAGGTGGATAAAAGGAGAGCCTAAGCGCTCTCCAGCTATCAATTGGGATCTTCTTTTTGAAACTGTGTCAAAGCCTGGTTTTGATGAGTTCTTGAAATTTTTGGCATTGACAGTAGAAGATAAAGCTTATATACTAACGACAATGAATCTTTTTGATGAAAAACAACGTCAGGAAGCAATTAAAATTCAATACACCATGGCTGGGTTGAATTTAATCCCGAGTCTGGTGGATGAATTAAAGCATCAAGCCGAGGAGAAAGCAAGAAATGAGATGGAAAAATAAATTTTTAAAAGGAATTAGATATGAGGCTCCAGATTCAGGGACTGGATATGCTGGAGAGGGTTCTGGAGTAAGCGAGGCCCCTGACCAGTCTGCTACCAGTTCAGCCCCTGAAGCCTCCTCCAACAGTATTTCAGATGATATTCTGAGTCTGTTTAAGCAGGAATTTGGAGGTGAGCAAGCTGCGGATGAAACCACCCAAGCAAGCTCGGCTCCAGCAGTTGAAGAGCCAGTGGTTGAAGAACCGAGCCAGGAGCAGAATCAGGGAGTAGAACAAGAAGCTTCTGCACAGATTTCGGCTCCACAAGCTCCTACTCAGGATCTCCACAAAGCTCTGGCTGACTCTCTTGCAACAATCAAGGCTTTGCAGGAACAGCTGGCAGCGAAGAACCAGAGTCAGGAACAGGCCCAGGCCCAAGCTCCTGCTCAAGATCCTGTCTTCGATAGCGACCCTGCTGCTTTCTATAACTATCAAATTCCACAAGCCCTTTACAATGCTTTGTTTTCCAGTGAGTCTACACCTGAAGAACGAGTAAATGCTTTGCAAGGTTTTGCCAAGGCAATCAGTGTGAATACTCATAGACAACTTATGAATTCCCTGGGTGCCTGGACGAAGGAAAACTTTAATGCAGTGCCTAAGGTTGTTGAATATATGCTGAAACAAAATCAGCAAATCACCACCACCAGAGCCTCCATTAAAGAATCTTTTTATAAAGAATTTCCTGACTTGCAGAGACCTGAGTTGGGTCCGTTGCTCAAGGCAACAATCCAACAGGTGCAGGCTGAGACTAAAGCTCAAGCTTGGTCAGCTGCCATGCAGAAACAGGTTGGAACTAGAATGAGAGCTCTTTTAGCGAGCTTTGCTCCCAAGGTGGCTCCCGCTCCTGCTCCAACTCCCGTACCAACTGCTGTTAAACCGGCTCCTCAGATTCAATCAACAGATCCGAACGGTGCTGAGGCAATTGCAGCAACTTTAGCTTCCATTTTTTAAATAAGGAGAATTAAGAATGGCTATTGCAGGTTTAAGACATACCGAAAACTTCGGTACAAATGTCAGACCGGAAAACTGGAGAGAAGGCATCCTGCTTCAGTATCCTAATGGAGAGTGGCCGCTTTTGGCGCTGACTTCTCAGATGAAAACAGAAAAAGTGGATGACCCGGCTTATCATTGGTTTGAAAAGAGCCTGGATTCTAGACGTCTCGAACTCGGTGCTAATCTGGATACCAGCAGCACCAGTTTGACCCTGAAAGCAGGTGCTAAGACGGTTGTGAAAAATACCCTGTTGAAAAACCTGAAAACTGGGGAAATCATGAAAGTAACGGCTGATCCGACCACAGATACAGCTCTTACTGTTGAACGTGGCTTTGCAAGCACGACCAAGAGTGAAATCAAAATTGCATCTGCTGACCCGTTCTTGCTGGTCATTGGTGTGGCTTTTGAAGAAGGTTCCGAAGCTCCGACAGGTCAGGGTTATGATCCGTCTGAACGAAGCAATTATACCCAGATCTTCCGTCGGACGCTGGAAATCACTCGTACCGCAGCTGCAACCCGTCTGCGTACTGGTGAAGCAGTCAAGGAAGCCAAGAGAGAATGCCTGGAATATATTTCTGTTGACTTGGAACGTGCATTCTGGTTCAGTGAAAAATCCCAGACCTTTGTTAATCAGAAACCCTGCCGTACGATGTCTGGTGTATATCAGCAAATCAAGTCCTATGCTCCGCAGAATATCTTCGATGCTTCTGCCCAGGCTGATGGGGTTGATTATGAATGGCTGGAAGATGTTATGCGCAAGCTGTTCCTGTATGGCTCCAAGGAAAAAGTCGGTTTCTGCGGTGATAACTTCTTGCTTACCATCCAGAGAATCTTGCGGAATGTTAAGAACACTGTTTGGAACATTGATGCAGGTGCTAAAGAATACGGCATGGATGTTACTAAGCTCCGGACTCCGTTTGGTACCTTGGTACTCAAAACCTGTCCGTTGTTTAGTAATGTTCCGACGACTCAGGTTGGTTCTACCACAGTCTATGGCCTGGACTCCTGGTGCTTCATTATGGATATGACCAAGGTCTCCTATGTGGTCTTTGACAAGGATGATCTGCGCTACCAGCCCAAGCTCCAGGACAATGGCTTGGATGGTGAGAAATCTGGTTATCTGGCTGAGGTCTCTATTAAGGTTGCCCAGGCTGAAAACCATGGTATCATTATGAACATGACCAAGGTCAAAGAATCTGTTGAGAAGGTTTCTGTTCAGGGAACTGTAACGACTCAGGCAACTGGAGTTGGTGCTTAATCTAATCCAGGTTGATTTAATAAAGACAGGCTAGTGGGGTCTGGGCATCTGCCCCAGGCTCTACTTCCTGTCTTTTTCTATATGGAGAAACTAATGCAAAAATGGCAAGATTTATTTGATGCTATTGAGTTCGAGGCGAATAAAGGCACCTTGTTCAAGCAAATTATTCCAGAGAAAGTTTTCCAAGCCCTTCGGCAGATTGAGCAAAATTGGACATATCGCTGGATGGAAAAGATTGCAGAACTGGATATTGATCCTGCTGGAGATGATCCTAGAGTTATTACTCTGCCAGCAGGATTGAAATTAATCCGGGCCCTGAAGCTTGACTCCAAACCCCTGGATGAACTTCGTCCAGAGGAATTTGACCCGTTGGCTACTGGAACTCCAACTGGGTACTTCCGGCAGGGAAATCGGGTGATTTGGCTGAGTAGCAAGCCAGAAGCTGGTGGGCATATTAGCTTGGTCTATGATAAATTCACTATGCAGGAGGAACTGGATCCGGAGGCCTGGCATCCGATTCTGGAGCATGGCGGAGCAGCCTTGATTGCAACTACTATGATGCTCCTGGCTCCGACTGCTAGGGAGCCTTCTTGGCTAGAGCTCTATTCCAGCCAGGCAACTCAGGGAATTCATACACTTCATGTCTGGGATGAAGAATCCAGAATGGCAGATAA